GCCGCCGCCGCCATGCAGTGTGCCCGCATTTCCGGCAGCACCGCCCCCTTCGCCGCCGGTCGCGCCGCCGCCGAAGCCGCCGCCGCATCCCAGACCGGAGGTAGATCCCCCTTGATTGAGAGGCATAGAGAGACAAAGTGGAAGGCCGATGTTCGTTCGAGCGTTTTGGTTCTCCGCCGTCCCCGCGTAAGGAACGATCGCAGCTCCGGGAGTTGTGGTGACTGCCGCGACGAGAGGCGCACCGGGGGCGCCGAAGGAACTGCCAGAACCGGCACCACCATTTCCTGCCCACCCGCCGGGGCCTCCACCCCCGGAACTCGCGGTGACGCCGGCCCCCCCCGTACCGCCCTCACCAAACATGGAGCCCGACCCGCCACCACCGCCGGCGCCATTCGTACCCGCTCCCACACCCCCTGCGCCGCCCGCCCCTCCGGCAAAACTCATGCTCGCCTCGCCGCCGCTTCCGCCTGTGCCGCCAGCGCCGCCTGTAGAAGCCGCCGCATTGCCTCCGCCTCCACCAATGGCTGTTATCAGCGCATCGATTGAAGATGTGCCGCCTGTGCCGCCCGAATTCGTGGCGGTCCCGGAGGTACCGGCCGCGCCCACCGTGAGGGTATAATTCGTGCCAGCCACCAGATTGATATAGCCGGCGCGACGTTCACCACCGCCCCCGCCCCCGGCCGCTCGCGTGTTGGTGGTTCCGCCGCCGCCGCCGCCGCCCCGCCGCCGACGACACACGCGAAATAGCGTCCGGTGACCGGCGCCTTGAATGTGTAGGTCCCAGCGCGTGCAATTTCCCAGTAGACAGCCGTGCCGCCGCCGCCGAAGCCAAACTTCTCGCTGATAGAGCCCATTAGATCGGTACTCCGGCAATGAGTTCAGAGGTAACTGCGCCAGCCGCAGAATACTGGTAGCGAATCACCGGCCCAGTATCGCCGCCAGCGCCCATAAAGGTGTCATCGGTGGTGCCCCCGTCGATCGTCTGACCATTGCGGCCAACGGTAGCTGTGATGCCAGCGCCAACGGTAAATTCCACGATAACGAAGTCCCCGTCAGTCATTGCCGGGAGCGTGCCGGTCGCCGTTGAGGAGATGCGGTAGCGCCGGCGCGCGGTCATCGCCGTAGTGCCCGCTGACAGCGTCGCTGTAATTTTTCCCGTAAGAGCGAGGAATTCTTCAAGTTCGGTTGTGTCGACGGAAATCGAGATTGCTTCGTTTGCGCCCGGGTTCGTAATTTCTAGGTCGATCCCCGTACCTGCCGCGACCTTGGTGCTCAAATATCCCGACGCTGTGTCGAGTAGGCTCACCAAAACTTGGCCGGTGTTCGTCAGCGCCGCCGCGGCGATGGCCGTCGCAATGGCCGCCTGCGTCGTGACCCGCACCATGATATCGCCGTCGTTCACCGGCGGGTTCGCAAAATGCCCGATCCAATTGGCCGAACCGTTCAGCACGTTCGCGCCGTCGCAGAACACATCCGTCTGCCGGTTGTTCGGGATCGGCACGCCCGTGCCGGCGGCGGTTTTCACCCTCACCGCCGCGCCCGCGCCGTTATTGCGCGCGGTGTATTGATGCTCGACCGACGGCACGACCGCGTCCGAACCCGCGGCGTTCGCGTTGGTGAACTGCAACACGCGCTGCTTCGCCTCGTCCGCCGTGGTGTAGTTTGTTGTCACGAGCGAATAGGACGCGGCCGCGCCGAGGTTGATGGTCTCCACGCCATCGAGACATTGGTCGATGACGCGCAGCGCCTCGTTGAGGTTGATGCCCCATGTATTGACATTGGTGCCGGGTTCCTGTTCGCGCAGCCGGTTTCGCGGGGTGGGACTATCGACCATCTATTGTTCCTCGCCGCAGGCGGCGTCCGCCAGCTTCACGGTCAGGTCCTCGAGATCCTTGATGGCGCGCGTCAGCTTGTCCTCGGTCTCGCGCGCGAGTTTGTGGTTTGGCGTCTTCGCGAGCTGCGCGCGCGCGTCGTTCCGCACCTTCTCCAGCGCGTCAATCGCAGTGGAGATCCGGCCCACGCGGAAGCCCAGCTTGGCCGCGCCGCCCATAAGGCCCTTCACCAGGCCTTCCACAGCGCCTGTGGGTTTCTTGTCTTCAGCCATGTCTACACCGGAGTGTTGTCGGGATACAGCCACGCGGCTCCGCTCGATTTCGCGAGCCAGAAACTGCCGTTGGACAGCAGTACGAATTTATTGGCGTTCTTCGCCGGGTCCGGCAGCTCGCCGGCGGCGTCGTACACGGCGAAACTTACGAATAGGCCGAGCTTCGCTTCCGCCGATTGGCGGTCGATCTGGCGCGCGAGATCGTGCGCCCAGCGCGGCGCCTCTGCGGCCACGACAAGCATTAGGGTGTGGGTCCTTGCACCCGGCTCGCTTGAGGGCCGCCGCGCTTGCGGTCGTTCATGTTCACGCGCCCGACGGCCGCCTGATAGGCGTTGCCCCACAAAGTCACGCGCGCATCGTCCAAAAGGAAGGGCGCCGAGTGCTTCAGCGCGCCGTAGAAATACGCCGCCGGTGCGCGCGCCAAAATCGCGTTCGACGGATCGTCCGCCGACAGCCCCGTGACGGCCTTGTAAAACTCCACATCCGCCAGCGGATTGTCGGCCGGGTCGAAGGCGGCCGGATCGCAATCGAACTCGATATCGCCGCCGATGGCGAAATAGCGCGGCAGATAAGCGGGGCGCCCAAACCGTCCGCCGAGCCAGTCGCCGCCCGGGCCCTCGGACGGCGAGCGCCACAGCTTGGTCATCTCGCCTGACGTCCGCTCCTCGAGCTCGTAGGGGCGTGTGCCTGTTTCGGTCAGGATGCGCATGCGCTTCAGCTCGACGAAGCCCGTGGGCAGCTCGATGGTGCGGCCGTCGATCTCGAGCTCGACCCGATCGAGCATCTCGCGGATCCGCACGTCGGACTTGTGCTCCTCCTCGGCGAGCTGGATCCAGCCGGGGATCCTCTCCTCGAGGTCGGTGCGGTTCAGGGTATCGGCGATCGAGGCGATCAGCCCGTCGTAATCGGAAAAATCGAGGGCCATGGCGGCGCCTAACTATCTGGGGAACACTTCGCCGTTGGCAACCATCGTCGCGCGCGCATGGCCGCTGCCCAGCGCGCTCATCTCCGCGACAATCGCGCCGCCCGGCGTCGAATACAGCGGCGGCGAGAAGGCGAGGTCGAGCGGGATGGCGGGCACGCCGGCGCCGGCGGGAACGCCGAACACGTAGGTCAAAACGCCGCCGGAGACCTGCGCGGAGGAGATGCCCGTGATCGTCACCGTGACGCAGGCCGCGGCGGTGGCGCCGGTCGAGGTGACGGTGAGCCCCGTCAGTCCGAGGATCTGGGCGGAATTGATGCCCGAAAGCCGCACGGAGGCGATCTGATTTGATGCCGCCATCGAGACTTGCGTGATGGCCTGGGGCGAGACGCCCGCCACCGGCAGTTTGGTGCGTGGATTTTGGCCAGGCATCTAAGCCTCCGTTTTCAAGAGTGCGGTGAGCGCCGCGGCGGCGCGCGCGATCGGGACCGCCCATGGCTCGTTTTGTTCGCGCCGGAAGATCCGCGCGGTCGGATAGAAGGGCGTTACATCCCGATCGCCCCAGTACCAGATGCGCGCGCGGCCCGCGCCGATCAGCACGAAGGTCGGGACGCCAAGCGCACAGGCGAGATGTGCGGTCGCGTTCGACACGGTCACCACCGCGTCGCACAGCGAAATCAGGGCGGCGAGGCCCTCCAGGTCGTTCGTGGCATCAAGACCCTGCAGCGCGAGGCCGCTCGCATCGGCGCCGTACTGCAGGCTGACGACGCGCGCGTCGCTCGTGCGGACCGGCGCGAAGTCGCCGAGATCGGCGCTCTTGATCGCGCCCGTCGCCGGCGCGTCGCTGCGCCACGACAGGCCGATGAGTTTTTGGCCGCCGGCCAGGCCCAACTTCTCGACCATCTCGGCGACCCGCTTCGGGTCCGCCGTCAGATAACCGGTGCGCTCGGGGAACGCATGCCCGCTCGAGCGGAAGAAGCGCGGCAGCGACGCCGCCGGAAACTGCGCGGCCACGGGCCCGGGATCGCTCGCCGGCGCCGGCGGCACCGCCCGCGCGATGAAGCGCACGGTGGGATAGGCGCGGATGAAGAGCCGGTGCAGCCGCGGATCGCACTCCCAGACGACCTCGTGCCCGCGCTCGACCAGATCGCCTAGGCACGAGGCCTGCAGGATCTGGTCGCCGAGGCCTTGTTCGCCGCACACAAAAATCTCGCCGTCGGCGATATGGTTGCCGTCCCACACCTTCGCGACGCTCGGGCGCAGCGCGCGGCCCTCGGCGGCGAAGCGCCAGTCGTGTTCGGCCCAGCCTTCCTCCCACCGCTCGGCCTGGAGCAGCGCCATGCCGAGGTTCATGCGCGCGGCGTAAAGCCGTGGATCCGCCTGCACGGCGGCGCGGAAGGCGACGATGGCGGCGTTCAGATCGCCCATCGCCCACAGCGCGAGACCGCGGTTGCTGTGCGCCTGGGCGTAATCCGGCTTCAGCCGCAGCGCGCACTCGGCGGCCCGCGCCGCGTCTTCGTGACGGCCGAGCACGTTCAGCGCGTCGGCGTAGTTGCAGAACGCCAGCGCGTTCGACGGATCGAGCTCGATCGCGCGCTCGTAGGCTTCGATCGCGGCGGGGGCGTCGTGTGTGATACTCAGAAGCGCGCCGCGATTGCACCAGGCCGGCGAATAGGCCGGGTCGGCAGCCAAGGCCGCGGCGATCGCGCTTTCCGCCGCGGCGAAGTTCTTCTGCGCGATGCGTAGCGCCGACAGATTGACGAGCGCCTGCGCGTAAGCGGGGTCCGCGGCGATCGCGCGCTCATACGCCGCGGCGGCGTCATCGAGCGCGCCGGCGGAATGAAGCCGCAGCGCCTCGTTGAACGCCGAGATCGCCGTGATGTTGATCGGCCCGTCGAACATGGACCTAAGCCGTCGGCGCCAGCAGCTTCGCGATCTTCTTGCGCAGCGTCTTGAGGCTCCAGTCGGCCGCGGGCGGTTCCTTCGCCAGCTCCTCGAACTTCGCGCGCGCGGTTTCGAGATCGGCGATCTCCGCCGGCGCGTCGGGCAGTTTTTCCATCCAGCGCTTCGAGAAATGCTTCTCGTCGGACAACACAAACTTCTGCCCGACCTTGATCCGGCGCTCGCCGTAATAGCCCTTCTGTGTCGCAATCACCCGCATCGGCGGATCTCCTTCTTCGAAAACTGCGCTTAAAAAAACGGCGGGGAACGAACCCCGCCGTTTCGCGAAAGCGAAAGCGCAGCCCGTGCTGGGCCGCTAGTTATTCCGACCCGCGGCCGTGTTGGTCTGTACGCCGGCGACGATCGCCGCATCGAGCGAGCCCGTGAGCGTCGACGTCGAGCGGCTGTAGCTGATGCCGAGATAGCGCTGATCGGCATCGTTCGGCACCACGGCGACCGGCACCTGCTTGCCGAGCGGGAGCTGCGTCGCGGTGGCCGAGAACGAGGCCAGCGTCGTCGCGCCCACCAGGGAGATGGTGTTCGCGACCTGGATGTCGACCGTTAGGCTGCCGGCGCCGGCGAAGGCGGTGGCGACCTGGATGACAATCGGGATCGGATTGCCCGGCCCGATATCGCGGGTGAGCGCCGTCGGCGCGCCGAGGACGGTGCCGGGCGCGCCCAGATCGATGACGTTGGTCGAAATCTGGACCGTCGACAGGATCGCCTGGGCGTCCGAGAACTCCTGTTGCTTCGAGGTAATCATGGTGTTTGTTCTCCTTTCCCGCGCTAAGCGACGAGGGCTTCGTTGTTGACCAGCGCATCGCACTGGACGATCGGGATACCGCGGTAGCTCATCACTTCCTTGCCGTCGATTTCATCGCGGCGCAGGCGGATGTTCGTGCCGGTCGAGTTCGACGGGATGTTCGACGACATCGTCGGCGTCGAGTGCGCGTCGAGCGCCTCGCAGACGTCCGAGTTGCAGTAGATCGCCATCTTGATGCCCGGCGCGCGGTGCTTCTTGATCTTCCAGAAGGCCTGGCGCATGAACTTGTAGATGTCGACGGTGCCCGCCTGCAGGTCGCTGACGTCGATGTTGGCGATGCGCGCCACGCCGCGCCAATCGCGCACCGAGAGGCCGAGGTGGTGGCGGAAGAGTTCTTCTTCCACGAAGTAGGGATTGCCCGCCCCATCAAGCACGCGTTGGCGCCCCATGTCGGTGCGCGTCACGCCCGCTTTGGTGCCTTGCGGGTACAGGAGATGGCAGTAGTTGTCGCCCCAGGTGACGAACCAGATCGAAGCGTTGTCGGAGCCGACGCCGCCGGCCTTGACGATCTGGCCACCGTTGGCCGCGGTCGTGTCGTTGAAGCGCGGCGAAAAGCCGATGAACTCCTCGGGCGCGCCGGCCGTGTTGCCGTAGAAGGTGGTCGAAGCGCCTTCCTGGCCGATGCTTTCCAGGAACGCATTGGCTTCCGACAGCCGCACCTTGTTGCGGTTCTTGCCGGCGATGTCCAGAAGACGCGTGTCGACGCTGGACAGGCCTTCGACGAAGCCGGTGGTGTCGCTCACCTGCGCGGTGGTCGATTTCGACTGCGCGATGCCCTGGTAGAGCTTGCCCCAGGTGACGGAGGGCAGGCCGGTGCGCACCGTCGTCAGGTGCTCCGTGCCCATGTTGCACTCCATCGCCAGCGCGTCCTGCATGATCGGATTGTGCTGCGACAGGAGCTCGATGATCACCGCATCGGCTTCGGCGCCGGTGCGCTTGTAGAGGTCGATCAGATCGACAAAGGAACTTCCAAGTGTGGCCATTTAGGCGAACCTCCAGAAATGCAAAACCCGCCGGCCTTTCGGCGGGGGGCGGGTTTCGCGGGGTTGGGTTGAACGGCGGGCGTCAGCTGCCGTAGAGTAATTTGACAGGATCCTTATTCCCCGCGGGCGCCGGGGCCGAGGCGGCCGCGCCGCCCGGCTTCAGCACCTTCGGGATCTTCACGATCTTCTGTTTCGCGGTTGCGACCTTGTCCTGGAGGGCGTCGAATTTCCGGGCCTTGTCGGCGAGCACGATCAGGCGGTGATCGACCGTGTGCCGCACCTCATCGACGGAGAACTTCACGGCGCCGCTGCTGGTCAGATAATCCAAGAGCTGCGCTTTTTCGGCCTTCGCCGTCGCCGGATCCTTCCATCCCGGGAAAAAGCCCATCAGCGCTTCATTCTCGGTGACGAGGCGCTGTTGGAGCGCGGCCTTCATTTCCGCCTGCTGTTCGCCGGCAAAAGCGTTGAAGGCGGCCGCGCCTTTCTCCCGCAAAGCCTTGATGTCGGCTTCGCGTTTCTGGAATTTCAGGGTCTCGGTGGCGTACTTGGCTGGGTCCTTCTCCTCGAGGTCTTTCCAATTGACCGCGTCGAAGTCGCGCTTCAATTGCCCCTCGGCCTCTTTGACGAGGCCGGCGGCGGCGGTCAGCTGGTTGTGCAAGGTCTGGCGTGTCTCGGCGACTTCCTGATTGATGGTCTGGACCTTCGCCTTGGCTTCCTCCAGTCGTTTGTTCGCCGCTTCTCCGATCTGATAACTCGCGATCAGCTCGGACAGGGGGACCCCGCGGGTTTCGCGGTCCACCTTCACGTCGACTTTCAGCGTCTTGAACCACTCGGGATCGAACTGGCTGTGTTCGATCAGTTCGGCCACGGTGGCGATGGTTTCGCCTGTGGTCTCGGGCGCCGGCGCGGGTGGCGCGGGCGGCGCGGGTGGCGCGGGCGGATTTTCTTCACCGCCGTCCACCGCTGCGGGCGGCGCATCTGGCGCCGGCGCGGGTGGCGCGGGCGCGGGATCGGGTTCGTCGTAGAGAAGGCTCGCGATATCCTTCGGCGCCGCGGCGCCCGGGGCCGCTGGTGCGGCCGGCGGTGCGGGCGTGGGAGATGCGGCTGTCGGTTCGGCAGGCCCAGGGGTAGGGGCCGCGGCATTCGTCGTCATTTAGGTCGTCTCCTTCTCTTCCTTCGATTGAACGATTTGCTTGCGCGCGAATTCGCCGGTGCGGACCGCGCTCACGATTTTGCTTTCCAGGGCCTCGATCGCCTTGTGCATGCGCCAGGCGTCCTCGCGGCGGTCGCCGCCGTCGATCGGCGTGTTCACCCAGTTGCGCACGCATTCGGCCTTGAGCCCGGCGAGCGCTTCTTTCAGGAAGGCGTTGTCCTGCAGGCGCCGCGCCTCTTCGCCGCGCAGCTGCTGCTCGCGCAGGAGTGTTTCGTCGCTCATGGGCTAGACCTTCGCGCCGGGCACGTCCTGCCCGTATTTCAGTTCGAGTTCCGTCAGCTGATTGCGCAGCTTCTCCAGCTCGATGCGGTCGTCGCGCATCGCCTGCTCGCTCTTGTCGCGCTGGTCCTTGGCCTCCAGCTCGAGCTTCGCGATCTTGGTGCGCATCTCGAACATCTGCTCGCGCGCCCGCAGCTCGATCTTCGCGCGCTCGTTCGCCTGGCGCTGCGCATCCAGCTGCTGCTCGCGGGCCTGCAGCTGCTGTTGCTGGCGCTGCAGGGCTTCCTGTTCGCTGGTGGGCACGCCCAGCATCTGCGCGCGCGTGAAATATTTGCTCGGCCCGGTGAGGCCGCCGTTCTTGGCGATCTCGACGGCGGTGTTGTAAACATTCTCTGCCGTCACCACGCCGTTGGCGCCGCCCTTTTCCAGAAGCGCCATCTGCTTGCCCCACACCGCCTCGAGGTGGAGCAGTTTCTGTTCGCGCGACGCGAGGCCCAAACCGATGCTCACCGTCACATTGCGCCGGGTGCGCCATTCGCTTGGATTTACGGGCACCCACTCGCCGCGCAGCTGCACGATGCTTTTCTGGTTCTGGAACTTCTGCGCCAGTTCGTGCAGATGCAGGAACAGGCTTTTGACGCCGGTCTCGGCGCAGATGCGCGCCACCATCTCGATCTTCGCCTGGGCGATGTCGAGCACGCGGCTCATGACGCCGACCTGGATATTCTTCAGCGCGTCCGGCGACAGCGCCTGGCTGTCGCTCGACACGCCGGTGCGGTCGCGCGCGGTCTTCGCCCAGTACTCCAGCATCTGGAACGACGAGGCGGCGGTGAACGGCACGGTGAACGGGGCGTAACTTTCGTTCATCGGCCGCGCGAAGCGCTTGATGCTGCCGATGCGGTCCGTGAGCAGGTCGTCGAGCGTGTTCTCGCCGATACCCTGCTCCCACACGCCGTGGCTCGGGCGCCCGGTGCGGTACAGATTGTTGTGTGTGAGGCGCACCAGCTCGCTGGTCACGCGCTGGACCGGCATCACCTTCTCCGCCGTCGCCCGGCCGAAATGTTTGTGCGGCAGCGGCTGCGGCGTGATCACATGGAACGGCTGGCGGTCGCAGATGTCGTTTTCGAGCAGAATGTCGCCCGACTTCAGCACGCGCCGCAGTTCCGAGCGGCCGTCGCCGTCGTAGTCGACCTTGAGATAGGCCTCCTGGACACACACCAGCTCTTGCGACGGGTCGGTCGACGTTTCCTGCGTATCGTCGCTCTGGTCCTTGCGCGCCGACGCTTCCGGCGAGTCCGTCTTCACGGCGCTCACCGCCGGCAGGCTCATCACCTTGGCCTTGTCGAGGCCCATGGCGAGCAGCTCCGAGCGCGTCACTTCGCGTTCGTGGCCGACGAAGCGCGCCGAGGCCGGATCCAGCGACTTCGCATCCGAACTGATGCGGTATTCGTCCGGCGGCACGTTGGCGACGCGGATGCAGGCGTAAGCTTTCACCCGGCGGAAGGTGACGTTGTAGAGCCTCACCTCCATCATCGTCACGCCGTCGGGGCCGGGCGCGGCGATCGCGCGCTCGTCCATCTCGACGGCCTCGAGTTCGTCGTCCATCAGCAGCTGCTGGAGCTGCATCTCGGTGAGATTCTTGTAGCTCTCCTGGCTCACCTCCTCGCTTTCGTCGGGGTAGGCCTTGACGATGCCGTTCTTCATCACCAGCGCGTCGATCAGCCAGGTGAACAGGATGATGAACGCCGGATTTTCCTTGAAGAAAATATAGCTGACGTAGTCGCTTTCCTGCGCCGCCGCCTTGACATCCTCTTCGCCCACCGGGTCGAAGCTGACCAGGTTGTCGGGCGTGCAAAAGATGCGCAGCAGTGACGGCATCATACCGTCAACCGCGTCCTCGACGTCGGAGGTGACAATCTTGCTTTCGCCTTCAGTCTCGTCACCGAACAGCTTCTGCATGTAGTAATCGAGCGCCAGCGCGCGCTCCGCGGCGATTGTGCCGCCGGGTGCGCCCATCGCCGCGTCGAATTCATTCTTCACCTGGGCGACCAGTTCTTCGTCGGTCATTTTTTTCGCGGCTTGTCCGGCCATGCCCAGCCCTTAAACGATCGAAACGTTCGGATAGAGGTTCTTGCGCGCCGTCACGCTCTCCGGCGCCTTGCCTTGCGGCAGCATCTGGAGGGCGTATCGCGTCGCGGTCACGAGCAGCTGCGGCGCCGCGTCGGGGCCGTCGCTGCGCTGGGCCGCCTTCATCTGATCGCGCCAGTTCGCCAGCCGCGCGTCCGCGCGTAAGCGCGATGAACGCATGCGTTCGGTGATCGACGCGGTGATGATGCGCGCCATGCCCTCGCCGTCGTCGGCCGGGTCATAGAGCATCTTCACACCGCGGTTCAGCATCTCGTCCTTGAACGCTTCCGCGCCCTTCGCCCACGCGACGGGGATGAACCGGCCGCGGGCGTTGAGGCCTTCGGCGATCACGGCGAGATCGACGTTCACGAACAGGCAGGCGTCGTAGATGATGACGCCGTCGGTGTCGCGGTCGTAGGTCATCCACACTGCGCCGACGTCGCCGGTCTCGCCCAACGCAATCGCGCCCACGCGCGGCCACGCCGAATTGATCATGGCTTCGGTTTTCCAATCCGCGCGCCGCGCCGGCGCACCTCATCGAGCGCAATCGCGCGGATCTGCGCCTCGGCCGCGGCGTCGCCCCGCTTCGCCCGCGTCTCCGCCACCCGCGCAGGCTCATTCGCGCGGATCCGGTGAAACGCGCGGTTTTTCAGCCGTTCGGTTTTGGTGGGCTTGCTCACGCGTTCACATGTTCCATCAAGCTGTCGATATCGACGCCGGCGAACGGCGCCGCGCGCCCCGGGGTGCTCTGACGCGCGAGGCCGCGGGACAGCGCGATGATCAGCGCGACAGGTCCGTCGATCTTCTGCCGCGATTTCTTCTTCGACGGCTTGTGGTTCGCCGCCGGGTCGATGTCGATCGACACGTTCGACATCATCCAACGCATTACCGGGTGGCCGTCATGTGCGAGTTTTCCGCCCAGCACGAGCTCGAGCAGTTTCTTGGTTGGCTCGCTCATCGTCTTGAAGCCCTGGCGGACTTCAACTACGGGGAAGCCCTCGTTCATGAGGTCGGTCATGAACTGCGTACCGCTCCACGGATCGACGCCAATCTCGAGCCAGCGCGCCTTGTCCGCCCGCGTTTTCACGAACGCGAGGAGCGCGTCGTAATCGACGACATCGCCCGGCGTCGCGTTGATCAATCCCTTCTCGTGCCAGAGGTCGTAGCGCACCAGGTCGCCGAACTCGCCGCGCTTCGCGGCGTCGATCTTAGCCTCCGGGATCCAGAACCACGCCAGGGCGACCCAGTGCGGATCCTCCCGCGTCGGCAGATAGAGCTCCACATAGGCCGTCACGTCGGTCGTCGCCGACAGATCGATGCCCGCGACACATTTGCGTCCGCGCAGCTCTTCGAAGTCCAGATCCGCGGCGCACGCGTTCCACCGGTCCATCGGCATCCAGCCGCCGGCGCTTTCGCTCCAGATGCCGAGGTGCAGGCGTTTGAATTCGCGCTGCTCCGCCGGCTGATTGAGCGCGCGTCGGAATTCCGTGCGCATGTAATCGAGGTTCTTGGAGATCCCGAGGTTCGGGTTCGCCTTGAACCAGGTCTTTTCGTCGGTCCAGTCGTCGTTCGCGTCTGCGCAAGCGATGTCCGCGAACCAGCTGTCGTCGCCGTGCGGCAGCTGCTGCTCGAGCAGCTTCACCGAATAGTCGTGATGTTCCCAGCACACACTCTCAACGCTGTCGCCGGCGGTCGTGATCTCGACCGACAGCGGCTGCCGGCGGGAGCCCATGGCGGTGCGCATCACATCGACCAGCGCGCGCGTCGGATGCCGGTGCAGCTCGTCCAGGATCGAGATGTGCGGGTTGAGCCCGTCCATCGTCTTGTCATCGGCCGACAGCGGCAGGAATTTCGACGCCGTCGCCGGCACCGCCAGGCTGTTGCGGAACACATGGAAGCGGCGCGCCAGCACCGGCGAGCGCCGCACGAACTGCTCCGCGTCCCCCCACACCAGGCGCGCCTGCTCGGCCTTGGTCGCCACCGCGTACACTTCCGCGCCGGCCTCGCCGTCGAACACCGCCCCGATCAGACCGATGCCCGCAGCCAGAGCGGTCTTCCCGTTCTTGCGCGGTTCCTCGAGGTAGGCGATGCGAAAGCGCCGCAGGCCGGTTGATGCATTCAGCCACCCGAAGATCGAGCCGATGCGGAACGCCTGACGCGGCGACAGCACGAACGGCTCGCGCGTCTGGCCCCATTCCCCCTTGTAGTGGGTCAGACATGTTGGAAAAAATTCGATCTTCTGCAGCGCCAGCGGCAGGCACCAGGTCAGCCCGCGCTTCGGCCCTTCCTCGAGATCGCGCAGATGGCGCTCGCACGCCAGCCGCCCGAGCGCGTTCGTGAGGATCTCGCCTGCAACGATCGCGTGCGCGTAATCAGTGACCGGATCCTTCAGCGTCTCCACCGGCATTCCCGAATTTTGCGGCGAGGCGTGCCAGCGGATCGTCGAACAGGTCGCCCTGCGCGATCCCCTTGAGGCGCGTGCGCGCCGCCGGCGACAGCCCGTATTCGGCCATCAGCGACTTGACCAACGCGTGCTCGCTCTGAGCTATGTGATATTCCGGGCGCGTCTTGATCTGCGTCCCGTTGCGGCCTTTGACCTGATAGGTGGTCGAGCCGTGTCCCTTGATCGCGTCGAGTGCGACGTGCATGCGGCCATAGGCCGCGCACAGCAGCTCGAGGCCGAGGAGATCGAGTTCCGACATTCCGACCCAGCGGCCGAGCTGCGGCACGAGCTCGTCCCATAACTTTCGCGCGCACGGGTCCGTCAGGTGCTCGGGCGCCGGCGCGTGGAAGATCGCCGGCGGATCCGGCTCGTTCGTATGCAGCGCCCGCTTGCCGGCATTGCCGTCGATCGCGCGCAGCAGGGTCGGTTTCGGCGGACGGCCTCTCATACAGCCGCAGCCTCGCGCTGCGCCGCGGCCTTCGCCTGGCGCGCGGCTTCCTTCGCGCGCTGCTTGGCGCCGCAGTGGGGCAGGTAGCCGTAGCGCGAATTGTGGCGCTTGGCCTTGCGCAGCGCCTCGCTGGGCGAGTGTGCGCCGGTCGCAGCCATCGCTTCGTCGACCGACATCCGCTCCGGCAGAGCCGAGGGATTCGGTGCAGAATCCTGTTTGCGGTCCGGTGAAGGCGCCTTCGCAACCTCGACGGCGATGCCGCTCATCGCGCTGCTCGCGAGAAGAGCGACGCCGACCGTGTAGAGCTGAGTTTTGTTCATCGGTAACCCCGCGCCCCTTTAGCGCTGATGAAAAATTCGGGCCGCGCGCGAAACCCCGCGCCCCTTCCAGCACACAAAAAAGAATTCACGCGAATTTTTTCCCGCTTTGAGGTCGCGCGGCCGCTATGCATGTCGATCTTCATGGGCTTTTGCTTCCAATTTCGCGGGTACATACG